CTCTGTTTTCAGAATAACATCGTAATTAAAGTCTGCCTCTATATTTGTACATTCTGTCATTATATCTCCTTATATTGTTGTGAACGCTGTTCCATTTTCTGTTTCTGTATATCTTCCAGTTACGCTAGAATCTTGGATAGTAGTCCAACTATTTCCGTCTTTAGATATTTCAATTTTTGAATCCTTGAACTGTTCGCCCTCATCCCATTTTCTAAAAACTTTAATTTCTTTTATTTTCTCAATAGAGCCTAGATTCACTTTTAATACGTCAATATCATAGCCTACGTCATGAACTGTTGAAGTATTGCCATCTGTCATTGCTGATTTAGTAGAGCCATCCGAAACAAGAATACAGTTTTTATTTAAAGCTTTATTTGTTCCATCTTCCCCAATAGCTTCAATCTCCATCATGTAATTCCCACTGAAATTATTACCCGCCTTGGCTCCAGTTGTTTTAGTTCCTCCGTTTTGAGTAACTCTTACAAATTGAACATTTTTATAAGTTCTCTCCTCGTCAACAATTACGATTCTTATTTTCTCTATCGCCCTATTTCCTGCCGTATCTGTTGCATTGTATTTTATGTAATTGCTCCCTAAGATAGATGTATTTACAGACCCTGTTGTGACTATAGACCCTGTTAAATCTCCATCTTTTTTATCATAGGCAGTTGCTCCTGCATCAGTATATGTATCATCTATATCAATGTAGACTATATCGTTTCCAAGAATTGTTATAACGGGAACTGCTACATCTACAACCGACTCATCATAACTCCAACAACAATAAACCAAGCACTTTTCCGTAAAAGTTTTATTTAAAAAGTTATGGTTCAATGTGCTTGAAAATCTAAATAAATATGTTCTTTTCTCTCCAAATATTGGTAAAGACGCTAAGAAATAGCCGTCACAATCTTTTTGAACTTGACTGTAAAAATCTACAAATAATTTCTTTTCTGCATCTGTAAAAAGTTTAAAAGTCAAAGAAACTTCTGTACTTGTGTTTGCTTCTGCATTTCCTAAAAAGAAAATGCTTGTTTCTGTAGGAGCGTAATTTGTTGCATCTACACACAAAGAATGTGGCAATAATAAAACTTTAGTAAATAATATTTTATTCATTACACATCCTCTCTTATTTCAACTTTCATCTCGGAATAATCTGAATCTCTTCCATTCTTAGCCAAAAAGCTTAAAGGATTTGATAACAACCTGCCCACCATTATTGTTGATGATTTTATTTTATTGGTGTCCCCGTCAATATTTTTAAGGTTATCTGTTCCATCAAATACAGCCTTTTTGCCCCCTGCGATTCTTCCCATAAATGCGTCTAAAAAGTCAAAATGAATTGATGGAAACACAACGGTTGAAGAGTACTTTTTAACTACTGCTCGATTAACAAACGTTGCATTCCCAAAAGCATCGTAAGACAAGGTATCAATAGGCTCATACTTTTTTGTAAAAGGTATAGCCGTTTTTCCTATTGTGAATTTCTCCCCAATGTAAACACCTCCAAGCTCTACAATCCCATTTAATGTTTTAATGCTTATATGTATAGTTGTATTTGCATCATATAGTCTATTTAAATATATTACTGTTTTGGTAGGTGCCGTGATACTCTTCCCATTCATTTCCAATACATTTTTAGGCTCCCTCGGCAAAATAAACCCATCAACCGTAACGATAATTTCACTTGCTATAACGTCATTTAGCACAACTGTGTCAAATTTAACGCTAGATTTTAGATTTAAAAATATGTCTGATGTGGTTCTCATTTTAGTGTTTTTTTCACTATCCAATAAAGCGTGTTTCATCGTTGGTCTAAGTATCGACCAGCCCCAATCTATAGTGTTTGGAGAGATAATATCTGCAATCTCAACCTCTGTAATATCTACAGTTTCGGCTTGTTGTTCTATATCAACATTTGTTCGCATGTATAAATCATTTCCACGAATTATAAATGATTTTGGAGTAAAAATATAATTATCTGTTATCGTTGCAGGGCTTTCTCCTGTAGCTAAAAATGATTGGTATGTAGCTTGAATCGTATTTACTGTTTCTGCGTTTATTTGCTGAACTATGGAAAAATGATGTATCATTGTGGTTTCGAGAACATCATTCGCGGATAGATTTCTCCAACTAGACGCACTATAATTTTCTTTAGAGTAGTTATTAACATCTGTATGTGCTTTATACTTTGTATTTCCTTTTATATAATAAATGCCTAATTGCAAATTTGATGTTAACTTATATAGTGTATTTATCCCATTGCTATTTCTACTATATAGATATCCATCACTTCCTACAGTTCCTAATATTGTAAATATGTTAGTATGACTATTACTGTTTACGTATTGAACTGAACTGTCTGACCTTTTTACAATGCTTGTAGTAATATCTCCGGAGTTGTTTGTGAAGGTATAACTATAAGTATTATCTCCATTATTTGCACTCTTTTCAATCTTCCCATTGCTGAATGTTCCAACTTTCAAGTATCTATGCTGCCAAGCATTTGACTCAATAGATACATCATTCGTATACAATTCGGGTTGAATTGCTACAGGTTGCGTTCCTGTTGTCTTGCTTACATATTTTAATTTATCTGTAAAGACCAAATCATTTACAACATAGTCTGTTTTTGTACTATCAAATTGAGGAGCAGAAATGTCACTCCCGACTCTCTGATAAACAAAATTTCCATGAACTACTTGCTGCCCCCTAGTGAAGTTTCTATCGAGATTTGAAAAAGTAGATACAGTTTCAACTATGTTTGTGTCTTCGATTGTTAAGTTCTCATCTATTAGTGTTACTGTCATATCATTTCTCCTTGTAGTGTTGCACCCTGTCAGTATTGCTAACAGAGTTATAATTTTTATTATTTGCATTTACGCTCCTATACTTTGTTGATAGGAGCTATTTTGAATAGCATCTGCTGTACTTTGTGCGTTGTCTCTTATGCCTTGAATCAAATCTCCTAAAGATTTCACAACGCTTTTTAGCTCTTCTACTTCTTCTTTAGATGCTGTTTTAGTAGAAGTATTTAACTCATCTACTTTCTTCTCTAAGTCGTCATATTTTTTCTCTAGTATAGGGCTAGAAGTTACCATGCTTCCATCACTTGCAAATTTTGGAGAAACTATTTTTTCCTTAAAATCATTTTTTACTGTGTTATATTTCAATCCATATTCATATTTATTTGTAGCCGTTTTTTTAGAAGTCTCTAAATATCTTTGAGCGTTTTCTATAGTTCCGTTTTCAAAGTAGTTACCTTGTGCTAACTCTTGTTGTTGCTTTATATTCCTATAGTCTAATGCTGAAAAGTCCATAGAATCAATAAAATCTTGATACTTTTTATTGGATTTCTCTCTAGCGTCTGCTTCTTCTTCTATTAATTTAATCGCTTCCTTTTGAGCTGAATTTCTTAACTCATCAACTCTATAATAGTCGTCTGCTAAAGCAACCATTTCACCATATTTTTCCGAGTCTGTAATGCTTTCTAAGTAACTTCTGAACTCTTCTTTGCTCTTAGGCATAGTAATATTTAGCTGTTCAAACTCTCTATTTAAGGCACTTATGGCTATTTCAGACTGCTCTTGTTCTGTAAAGTAATTTTTAATGAATGAACTTTGACCTGATTTCAATGTTGCTAAGTCACCTGCTCCATTTATCATGTCCTGTGTGACTTCTGTAACACTCATTCCTATGCTTCTTAATTGAAATTGAAAGTTGTCTAAATCGGTATACATGGTAGCAAGTTCCCCAGCTGAACCATTGAAACTTTTGATAATTTCACCAATTCCCGTTAGTTCAGCATCACTCATTATTTCAGTTGTTTCAGGCATCATGGAAGTTATTCCATTTATTAGTTCGGATTTTATCGAGCCAAAAAAGTCGCCAAATATTATCGCTGAATCACTTGCTATATTTGGAACATCAATAGCCACTGTTTCAAATTTCCGACCTTCAACATTTAGAATTGAATCTCTTATCGCTTCTGTTGCTACATCTTTGTTTTTGTCTACAATATCGCCAATATCAACGGCTTCAATGTTCAATCCTGCCAATCTATGTACTGCTTCTTCGTAGCCTAAGGAAACTCTCGTAAGAGAAGTAAATGAATCCTCTCCAACTCTCTTAAATTCTTCAATAAACGGAAGTGACTCCTCAACCATTGTGTTGAATTCGTTTCCAAACCAACCTCTAATTTTCTTTGCAATTTCTTCATCACTCGCATCTTTAAGAGACAATTTCATCTCTTCGGTTAAGTGATTTCCTAACTGTTCAGAGAGTTTTAAGCCATCAACTCCAAGACTTATCCCTGCTTGTAGAATCTGATCTATCCCCTCGCCATACGCTCTTGAAAACTCTTTGGCTGTGCTATCATCCAACGCTTGGGTAGCTGTATCATAAGATGTTGATTTGATTAAGCCAAAGATGTACGAGGATTCCTCTTCTATTATTTGATACTGCTCTGCTGATAAATTGTTTGCAAAATTCCTTGCAGTTTGAGACTCGGCTGTTATTCCACTATCTTTGAGTGTTGTTTCTGTGTGTCCAAATATTGAGTTAGCCAATGCCCTTGTAAAGTCACTCAATGGGTCAATGGCATCAATTGCAATAGCACTCTGATTTGCATTATATGACATGCTTCCCTCGAAACCTGCTCCTGTCGAAAACGAACCATCTCTAAAGGACAAACTTTTTCCAATAGAAGAGAATGAATTTTCAATGTTTTGTAAGTGTTGTCTTGACTTTTTCGCTATTTCTAGTTGAGGAAAAGCTACAGATTCAATAATTGACATTGAATCTTTAATGGCTGTATTGTCTTGATGAATATCGGCTTCCATAGATTGGAAAGCATCCATTGGCTCACTCATAGCATCACCCAGAAACTGACCTGCTATTGCAGCCCCTGCAAGATAAGGATTTCCCGAAGACATCATTGAGTTTCCCAGTGCGTTTGAGTCTGTTAGATTTTGAACGCTTTGAGATACGCTTCCTGTTTCGTGTATGTCGTTTAATAAATCAGAAAATAAATTTGACGCAACATTCCCTAATTCATATTTAATGTCAGAAATGTTGTCTTTTAAATTTTTGTTTTTATCTATTCCAAATGCATCAGCAATTCCATCAGCAAAACTCGTCAATTCAGATGAATTATCAAACTTGTTTTTAACTTCTGCATACTGTTTAGAATCCAAAAGAGGCTTTAGATCTATGAGCTTTTTAGAGTTTTCAAGTTTTGTGATTTTGTCGAAGTCGCCGATGATTCGAAGGTACTCTTTGTAAGCTTCTAGTTTTTTACTCTGTTGCTCCTCCAGCTTTCTGCTCTTCTCGTCTTCTATTTTCGACCACTTATCATTTCTCTCTTTTTCAAGTTTCGCCAACTCTACGCTGTACCACTTCTCAACTTTTAGTCGTTCTGCTCCTATGTCGATGTACTCTTTTTTCTCTTTTTCAAGTTGCTCAAGACGATAGGAAAAGTCACTCATAGTTGACTTTTTATAGGTATTTTCAAAGCCATCTAGCTTTTGTTGTAGCAAATCCAACGCTCTAGCTTCGCCTGTAATCACTTTTGCGTGTGCTTGACTAGCTTTAGTAGCCAAATCGTGCTTATTTTCGATTTTCCCTAAAGCGTTCATACCAACAAGAGCCGTGTGTTTGTAGGCTTCTTGTTTTTTTACCTCAGAGTTAATTCCCTCTTTTTGGCGTTTAGAGACATTTGTTGCTGTTCTTGCCATCGCCTTGTCGATGTCATTTATGGTGTGAATGTTCCCAATAAGTGCCATCTGTTTCTCTCTCAAGACGGCAACTTCTATCTCTCCCTGCAGAGATACTTTTTTACTTTGTATCTCGTATCGCTCTGCTTCAAGTGCTAGCTCTTTGTAGTTCTCTCCAAACTCCCCAAAGCTGACCATGTTCGTAAACTCGGCAACTTTAGCAGAAGCAGAGAGCAGAGAACCACTCATGCTGTGGAGATTTGCCATCACTTTTGTCTCGATGTAAATGGCAAAAACTTCTAACTCCGAAACTCCCAAACGCAGAAGCGTGGCAAAGTTCTCAATTGCCATGGTTGTCCCCATGATATAAGCAGAGAAAACACCAAGCCCTGTAATGTTCTCATCTGTTGCTCCGAAGAAATAGTCAAGCACTTCAAGCAGAGGTGAGAAGGCGATGTCAACAAGCTCAATCACGGCTGTTCCTGTTGTCACGACTGCATTTCCTAAGTTTTCAAACATAACCATCGCTTCAGGAAGAACGGCAACTGCTCCTGTGCTGAGTTCATTGAGTCCGTTTATGAAGATGTTGTTCCCACTTTGGACACTCTGCGTCCATGCCAGTTGAGCGTCTCCAAGCATTTGGTACATGGTTGTCCCAGCTTCGAGAAATTGACTCTCCTCGATGACAGCATCGGCAAATCCACTTTGTAGCTCATCTAGTCTGTGCTGTGCATTTTGATAGGCTTCGGCTTTTTGGTAGTAGGAGTTTGAAACGGCAATGTTTCCTTTTAGGGCTTCGTCGGTCAATGTGGCGATGGATTTTGCTCCCATGTCAGCCACGCGAACCATGTTTGCCCCCTCTTCGCCAAAGAGTTCCATAGCAATGGTGGTTCTCTCCATGCCATTTGGCATTTCGTCAAGTTTTTGCAAAAGTATCTTCATGCTTTCTGACGTATTTGTCATAGATTTCTTTGCAAACTCTTGAGTGATTCCCAAACTTTTGAACGCTTTTGTCGCTCCACTTCCGTCACGTTGGAAGTCGGTGATGTTTTTTGACATATCTTTTAGAGAGTCGTTGAACTGGTCGTTTTTAACCCCTGCAGAGTTGACAATGTAGTGCCACTTGGTCAGCTCTTCCACGCCAATGGCGTACTTTTCAGAGACTTTTCCCACTTCATTGGCAAGTTGAGAGGACTCATCTATGAGGTTTTTGAACGAAATGGCAGAGTAGGCAACGGCTATGAGTTTGGCTGCACCAATCATTGCTTGAGATGAACTTTCGATCACGCCCTCGGCTTTCTTCATGCCTGTTACTAGATATGATATGTCCGATTTTACGTCGATTATTACTGCTCCAATAGCATCTGCCATCTCGTTCCTTTATAGTTTTTTTACATCTTTCGCTAAGCGTTTCTTTGCTTGTTTGACTCGCTCTTCCATGCTTTGCTTCTCTTCTTTTTTGTTGCCTGAAAAGTCAAACAAGAAGTCTTCTATGGTTGTTTTGTTGCCGTTTACATTTGCCAAAATGGACGTGAGCTGTGCAACTTGCAGGGTGGTCTTGTCGCAGTCTCTTGGTTCTGCGTAGTACTCACTCCACATGGTCAGCTCTTGTTGCGTTATGCTACTTAGTAGCTCGGCTACAGTTCTGCCTAATTTCTGTGCCAAAAAAAATAAAAACTCATTCTCTTTGACAAAGTTGGTTAGTTTCCCTTGTTTTTCTCGTTTTGCTCATTTTGATATTTATGGAACTCATTGTAAATTTCATCTATCACCTTTGTTCCACCCACCAAATCACCAAGCTCTCTCATGCTCATCTTTGGTTCGACCAAAATCAAAGAGACTGTTTGCAGTTTCGAGAGTGCGAAGTCGGCTTGGTTTGGCACAATCGCCATGTCTTTGCTCTCTTGATTTTTAAACTTGGTTCGTGCAATGTCTTGCTCATCAGAGACGCTCAATGCCGTTTTTACCTCTACCTCTGCAGAACCAAGTGATTTTACTTTTATGTGCCGTGTAGCACTTTTTTCACTTAGAAAATCAAACGGATTTTTTACTTTTTTCTCTGCCATTATGCTACCCTTGGTGTTGTTTTTGGAGCATTAAGAAACTCTAGTGTTGCTTTCTCTACATACTCATCATCATCAGGCACAGGGACACAGGAAGTCACAAGAACGTCACGCTCAACATAGGTCGGTGCTGTTCCTGTGCCTTGGTCGTCCAAAGAGAGGCGAATTGTCAGCTTAATGTCTGTCTCTTCATCATCATAGGCATCATTTAGAAGTTTTCTTCCATCTGTTGCATCAGGCGAATAAACATAAGTAATGCTTCCATTATCGAACTTCTTCGCTTTTAAACGCTTGCCATTGTCTTCATTGTCAAGGCTCATGCATTTTTTTCCTGAAAGGTCTCGTGTGCCTTTGTGCATTAGATTTTCATATTCTAAGTGGCATCCTAACCCTACATACGCTGTATCTGCTTCACCTTTAAGTTTCACTTCAAGGTTATATTTATCTGATTTAATTCCCATCACATTCTCCTAATTCATTTGTGTAAAATTCTATAATTTGTCGATAGACTTTTACTCTTGTTTCATATCCATCTCTGTAGCTAATATCTCCACTACATTTTTGAAAAGTATCTAGTTTCTCTATCACTCTATCTCTTAATTTTTTTGCTTTAAAAGATGATGATTCGTAAACATCTATCTGCCATCTGCTCTTTACTTTTCTTACGCTTCCACTCGGAGTTTTTTTCCGAAGGGAGGTAGTGTCAGTATAGGTCAGATACGGCACTTTTGTGTTATCTGGTGCTATTTGTGGAAAAACAGCAACACCCAAGGTTTTAAAGAGTTCATACAGTTTCTCCTCTATCATATTTTTGCCCTAAGTTTGGCTATCTCTTTTGGAATCCGTTTCGCATAGTAGGCTTTGGTGTAAGCAATGCTGTTTTGAGCTTCCATCTCATAAGCTGGACGCATAAAAGGGTATGCCATGGTCGCTTTGCCGTTTTTTGAAGTATGTCCCCACTCCACATAAGCAGCATAAAAAATCTTATGCTTTACGCCGTCAGTGTTAACAAAGTTCCCTGCACTCACTCGAAAGTGAATGATGTGTCGCTCATTTCGTTTGCTCTTTGCTTTCGTGATTTTTATAGACTTCTCCAGATCTCCAAACTCATAAGGAGCTAACGATTTCGCTTTAACTAAAATGGGTTTGCACCCTGCTCTTACTGCTCCTGTTGCAATGTTCTTTTGAACATTTTTCGGGAACTGTTTTAAAGCTTTTAGAACATTTTTTACAGAACTGTTACTCATAGTATCTCCTCACACATCAGCTCTAGCCACTGTTTTTTTTCAAAAAAATCTCTAGGAGCTAAAATATTAAAATATCGTCCCTCATGGAGTACTCGCATTTCTGCTTTTACTCCAGGAATATGACGAATAACAATCCGATGTGAAACGCTGTTTTGATGGGCGTTTGCACTCATGAACTCATTTCCTCGAATGGGCGTTATCTTTGCGTATGCTTTAGAGAACTCCGTCCAAACATCGTCACTCTCACCCCCTATTGCATCTTTGATATGCTCTTTTTTCTCAATCACAATCAAGTGGTCGAGGTCTCGTGCTTGTTTCGTTCTCATAGGTGGTTCACTCTCAAGGAGTCCAACATTCTGTCCGTATAGATACTGCGTTCTGCATCGGCTAGTCCGTCGTACTCTTCACCTACTTTGGCGTTTAGGAACATCTCAACACGCGAATCTATCGAGACAAAACCTGCTTTAAAAGTAATAATCAACTTTTTAGCATTTGGCAAAGTCCCATTAAACAAAATTTTAAAAGGAGTCTTTGTCGCTCCCAATGGAAACGAGTATTCCATATTTGATAATGGAAATTCCTGTATTGCATTGTCGCTGTCGATGTACTCAATTTTTACAATTTCTGTTACAGGATTCTCAGGTAAAATTAAATCTCTAAAACCACCATCTACACGCCACTCAAATTCTGTTACTCCTTTGAGTACTAGGTTTGTTATCTCCTCTGCTTTAGATAGATAAGCTTTTGCCATCAAATTAATTTGATAATCTTGATGGTCATCCAATACTCTTAGATACTCTTTTACGTTATCAAGTGAATACGGTGGTGTCGATGGAGGTGTTAAAATTGTTAGCATTAGCTTACCCTGTTCCTTATCCATCCATTTGTGAAGTCCTCTTGTGTCTCATCGAGCTAGCTCTGCTAGTTCGATGTAACGTGCTGTTTGCAAGCCGTTTAGGGCTTTTAGAACATTTGCTTCACCATAGTCATTTGTTTTCAAATAGTCTTTTAGAGCTGAGAGGGTCTTAAGTCCTATCGCTCCGTCGACCACCAAGTCTTCATAGTCTTTTTCTCTTCGGTTGAAGACGTTCAGTGTCCGTTGCAGAAAAGCTCCATCTGTCGTTACACCCATGTTTACCGAAGTGTCAAAAAGCTCTTCTGCGATTATTTCAGAGATTTCGACGACATCATCGAGATTGTTCACGTCCCAATAACTTCGAGAGTAAATCTCATAAGCTTTGGTAACTGGAAACTCCTTCATGTCCCCCACATAACCATGTGCCATGGCTGTCGCGAGGGTAATGCCAAAGTTAGTAGCACGACCATGGTCAGCGTTATGGTTCACGTACCCACCCTCTTTGGCAATGAGCGTTCCTATGAGTCTGTCTTTAAGCGTCATTACTTTGCTCTTGGCTCTGCTCTTCGAGAGGGTATTTGGCTCTTAACTCTTTAAGCGTTAGAGTGTGGATGTCGTTGTTGAGTTGCAGGATGTAGTTGTTCGCTTCATCTAACTCATCTTCTGCTTCTTTTTTTGCAATAGTTAAAGAGGCATGAGCATCGGTTAACTCTTTAAATGCCTCGGTGTTTTCTATGTCTAGCTTTAAATTAACGGCTGTGGTCTCTAACTCTTCAGAGACAGCTTTCCCCATAGAGATGAGAGACGAAGCTTCACTAAAAGAGACTTCACCACTCCATCCAGCTTTTTTTTGTTTGCCGTCAACAATGGTGCTTTTTGTTAATTTTATCTTCATATTACTCTCCTGTGATTGAGAAAGACTGAGCGTGTCTTACACCAACATCCATGTCTTGCCATGCTCTAAGCACTAGACCACCCTCGTCTGCAAGGGTGGCTGTGTCGAGTACTAGGTCTAGCTCTCCCCATAGACCGATGATTACATCGCTCATGTTTCCAAAAATTGTTTTACCCTCAGGTAGGAGTGTTGTCCCAATAGACTTGTAACCGTTAACAATTCCATTTGTGTTAGTCATCACTCCACTTCCTGCATCAGTAGGTTGTGTTTTCCATGCCCCATTGATTGCTGGACGTGTCACATAGCAGAGATTTCCTCTTAAAGCATCACTCTCTGCCACTTCTGTTTCAAACTGAACTGCCTCTTTAAATGTTGGAATACCATTGGCATCTGCTACATCTATAGTATTTACACCCGATGTATATAGAATACCTTTCGGTCTGTTATCTTGTCCATCACCTGCAAGTACCGTCTTGTCAATTAAAAGTGCCATTCCTGCATTAATATCTGCTTCTATCAACTGTTCCACATAAGGATTTGACTGCATTAAGAGTCTTCGTGTAATACTAATGCTACCTGTTGCTGTGTGAGGGGTAAGCGTAATATTGTCAAAAGTTTTGCTCATCTCTGGACTCTTTCCACCCTCTCCCACAAATTGGAAATCTATCCCTCCTAATGCTCTAGGAATATCTTGGTCTCCGACTAATCCTCGCAGTACCTTTGCTCCATTTGAGACAACGAATGATTCAGCTTTTAATGAATCAATATAGAGGTCAGCTCTATGGTCAGTTCCAACCAATGCACCACTGTTTGCTTTACTTAATATTGCTCTCTCTTGAACTTGTCTAGGAATCAGAATACCATTTGGTGTGGCTTTGGTCTCTTTTGCGATACGTTCAGAAACTTCTAGCTCAAACTTAGCAATAGACTCATCACCTGTCATCAAATAGCGAACGGCATTAAACAAAGAGTATCTTTTTACTTCATCTTCATCCATTTTAAATGGCTCTTTTTGATTACCAGGAACGAGAGCATTTCGTTGTGGCTCATCTAGCTCTTTCTCTCTCGCTTCAAGTTTTTTCAAACGTTCAAGTTGCACACCAAGTTCATCGAACTGTCGGTCATACTTTTCATAAAGCGTTGTATCGTCTTTAGAGAGCTTGTCATCCTTTGCTTCATTTAGTATTCTCTGCATTTTTGCTTGTAGCTTTTTACGTTTTTTTAAGATTTTTTCAATTTCATTCATGACTATTTTTCCTTTAATTTTAATTTTTTCTTTAGCATATCTACCGACACACCACCTTGGTCAGAGTCTTTTTCTTTACTCTTTTTTACTCTTTTTTGAACTTTTTTACTTTTTTTGAAGTTTTTTTTCTTTTTCGTCTCTGCTCCTCTCCCTGCCCCTGCATCGAACCCAACGCCAACGGCAGAGAGTTCCAAAATGTCAAAGTCGGTAACCAATACGTGTGTAGGCTCACCTTTTTTCTCGGTTACAACAATGTCTCTAATGTTGTAGCCAATAGAAACATCGGTCAATGTTCCATCCACGTATTTTCTAAAGATTTTTTCTGAGTCATCATCTTTTCCAAAAACAACAGAACAAATCAACTCATCTTTTTTAACTTTTGGGTGTTGCACTCGACCTATGGCATTGTCTACGGCAATGTTATGGTCTTTAAAAAAAGTCTTAAGACGCTCTAGGTTCGCCCCTGTAACGTCCAACTCTTCTGTGTAGATTTCACCAGCCCACCAGTCGTATCGCTCACCTGCATTGTCTGATGAAATCATGACAAAAGGGACTTTTCTAGCCTTTTCGTCAATCTTCCCAATAGTTCTTTTCCTATCGACGGGACAAGCTCCGTTACAGAACCGAGTGGTTGTCCCCACTTGGTTCATGCGTTTGATTATCTCTTTTTTACTTCTTGCCATTTTTTTCTCTTTTGTGTTTTTTGGCTTTTTTTGAAGTTTTTTCTTTGAGACTCTCTTTTCTTCTTTTAGCTTTTTTTCTTGCTCTTTTTTCTTCTTTTTGCTCATCTTTTCCGTTATCCTTTCCCATGTTTAATGGTAAAATTGGGTCATCTAACCCATCCAATGGGTTAAGATTCTCTTTAACCCTAACTTCGTTTCGTGTCTTCCATCCGTCACGAATGGCTTGTCCGTTTGCTGTGTATCGTGTGTTAATATCTCCCCTTTGCAGTGCATCCATGTTCAAAGAGACATACAACTCTTTGTCCTCTTGTTGCAGAGCAATATTTATGGGTTGCTCAATTCTTTTTACAAGAGGTGTCATAGTATTCGTTACAAAAGCGATTCCCTGATGTTCAATATTGGAAAAAGTGGAGTTTTTGTTAAGGTTTATCATGTGGTCAGGCACTCTGAAAATAGAGGCTATTTCAGACTTTTGAAACTCTCTGCTCTCCAAATATTGTCGGTCATTGTTTGGAATGTTTATAGGCTTATAGGTCATTCCTTGTTCTAAGATTAAGAATTTAGAAGCGTTATCTAAAGAGCTATATCTATCTTTTAATTGCCCTCTCATCTCTTCTTTGTTCTCCTTTGAGACAACAGCTGGTGTCTCAAACACTCCACTTCCTAAGATTCCATTTGAAAAATGTTTACTTCCATGCTCTTCAAGAGCTAAAGACAATCCGATTGTATGCTTTGCGTAACTGATTGGAGAGATTCCATGTATGCCGTCTAAAGTTCTGTATTTAAAGTGAAGTACTTCATCTTTATAGAGCAAAACCGTGGTTTTTAAAAATTCAGATTTGTATTTATAAGCGAGTTCTCCATTTTCTAAGCGTACTATCTCCATGTTGTCAGTCAAAAGAGGATAGAACCCAATAATTTTCCCTCTTCCATCTCGGATAATTTGGCTGTAGGCATTTCCACGGCTCACCAAATTCATGGCGATTGACTCTATCCACTCATATTGGGTCATTTCATTATTTGGGATTAGGTTTAATACATTGTAAAGTTTGTGGTCGTAGGCTCTCTCTTTGTGCCGTTTGCCATCTCTCAAGGTTCTTCTCATTAGATTTATTGGCATCATCGCCAAACTTTCAGAGAGAACGATGTAACAGCTCATGACAGCGATGTGTGTCTGAGCTGTAGTAAGCGTGACCTCTGTCCCTGCTTTGGAAGTACCAAACATGGAACCGAGCCAACCAGTTACCTGTTGGTGATAGTTCCCTGCAAGTTCTACTCCCCTATTTGAAGAAAACAGATTTGAAAAATATGATTTAATATTTTTTGTCACGCTCATCCTTAATATTTGGGTAAAATATATCAAGATTGTTTGAACCGATGTTCAAAACTTTACGCTATGTAAAAAGGAAAGTTTATGAAAAGAGTTAAAAAAATTTTAAAATGGAGCGTTTTTCTGTTTGGTTTAATGATTATTTTAATAATTACATTCATGCCAAAGGTTGTGGTCGAGGGTGGTTCTGCTGATTTTAATGAGACCGAGTATAAACAGCAGTATGCCATGGCGATTAAAAAGCATGAGAATGAAAATCCTGTAAAAGTTAAAAAAGAGGAGAAAGCCAAAAAAGTGGCACGTGCCTA